AAATTAAATTTATGTAAATGATATTGTTGCATTGTCATATTTTCCAATTTACTCAAACTATCGCCAGGTTTGATTTTATACAACATTATGTTTTGTACCCCTTCGTTTTTAATGTCTTGAACTAAATCTGATTTAGTAAAACAATATTTTGCACCGGCTTCAGTTGGTTTAGGTCCTTTTTTAAGAATTTCTTCCGCTTTTTTAACATAAAATTCGTGAGGTTGGAATTGTTCATTGACAACCTTTTTAATCAAATCAGTCAATTGTGTTTCCGTTAATCTAACAACTTTTTTCATCAGTATTTAAGTGTTAATAAGTATTTTAATTTATTTATAGTTGCTAACATCTCATCTCTTAAGTTTAATAAGTCAGTGTCAACTCTTGAATCAAGTTGGTCTGTAAGTGATAGTAAAAACTCACATATCCCATCAATAAAATGTTGTAATGACATAGATTCTAAATCTTGGAACATAATTGAGAATGACTCGGTAAATTCAGGTCTTCCGTATTTACCCATCATTGCTTCAACAAATTCATCAATGAATCCGTCTAAACTTTCATAAACGTTTCCGTAGGCTTTATGTTTCGCATCGTAGGTTGTTTGCCAGTGCATAAACCTGAATTGTGTTTGTATTTGTACTAATTTTAATATTACTTCTTCTTTCATTTTAAGCAGTCATTGGTCCTTTTATTAATGTATTCATAAGCATACCCACCATATCCATATTTTGTGAACCCAAAGACAATTCTTTATCACTGTCTTTGTTCATTTCATCTATTTTTGGGAAATCTTCTTGTAAATATTTTTGTGCTTCAGGAGTTTTTTCATACTTCTCCATATTGGTTAATAACTCGTCTTCACCTCCAATCATTGTTGCAAGTTCATCGGGCCCAACAAAATTTGCAACCCCCAAGTAATCTAAGAACCCCAAATAGAATTTAGTCTTACCCATCAAAACTCTTATTTTCATATTACCATTTCTCCATAAATCAGAAACTCTACCAAATCCTGCACCACCTCCATAAAGAACTCTTTGTAATAAATTTGGTTTGTTTAAAATTGTTGGGTCCAAAAATTTTTGTCTTTTAACCAAAGCCTCAAGTCCTTGAACTAACTCTTGTCTTTCTTTAAAAGATTTGGTCGGTAATCTTTTTGCCAACGAAGCCGCTTCAGTTCCAACACCTCTAAAAAGTCTTACCCACTCTTTGATTGTGTTTTTAAAACCTCTTGTAATTGCACCACCAGGTAAACGGTCAATAAATTCATCAAGTCTTGGTGCCCATTCTCTACCTTTTCGTGCTAAAGTACCAAGAGACCCTTCACTCTTAGCAATTTGATTTAAATATTTTTGGGCAGTAACTGTATCACCAGCATCAATTGCTTTAGACACCATCCTCATTAATTGTGGAGTTTTACCACCAACTTTCATTGCACCCATAACTGATTTACCTAAAGCATCTCCAATGTAAGGAACAACAGAAATTAATGATAAAAAGGCATAAAGGTTATCACCTTGTCTGTAATAAGATATTGCGTTTATCAAATCGGCAATTCCTGTTGGGTCTACAATTCCAATCAAACTTAACACATCGTTTTTCCAGTTGTCCTCGTTAAGAGTTTTAATGTTAGTATTTTTTTCCAATACCATAACACTCTTAATAATTTCAAGTTGTGATTCCGTTAATATTACTTGAGGCATAAATTCTTTTACAATAAATACCAAGAAGTTAAAAAGAAAACCCCCACTTTTTTAGTGAGGGTTCTGATTGTTGAAATCGATGACTTGTTGTCTTCGTTGTTCTACGAATAACCCGACTCTGTCTCGAGCCACTTTAGAATAGTTTGGACTCAGTTCAATACCAATCCATCTTCTGTCAAGTGTCTCAGCGGCGACCAAACTTGTACCTGAACCTGCGAATGGGTCAAGAACAATGTCATTCTTATACGTAAGAATTTTGATTGCCTTGGTTGGAATATCCATCGAGAACGTGGCTTTAGTTAGACTTCGTGTATCAGCAAAGTATTTCCACTGTCCGAAAACCAAATCGATGAACTCACGTTTTTGTTGTTCCGTATACATCATCTTTGGTCTCATATTACCATCCTTACCTTCTACTTCTCCCATTTCGCCAGTCCATTCAGGTTGACCTTTTACTTTCTTAATGTGTTTGTTTTTGTAAGCCAAAATAACACATTCTTTTGGGTTGTAGATGTAAGGTGCTGAAGGACTCATCCAAGACCCCCAAGCAGTGGTACGACTTCTATGTGGCGATTCTTCTTCAAGGTCAACAACTCCGAAGAACTTGTAACCAATCTGTTTCATAATCTGCCACATTTCACTAACCATAAAAATTCTACCTCCTTTATCCTGACGGTTGATTTCGTATGGGATGTTAAGAGCAATCCTACCGTCATCTTTCAATACACGGTATGCTTGTTCCATCCACGAATATGTAAATTTTACATATTCCTCCCAAACCATATCATCTTCGTGAACATCATAATCGATACCCACACCGTATGGTGGTGATGTAACAATCAAGTCCACTGAACCTTCAGGCATCGAAGCCATCACTTCAATACAATCTCCATTAACTACTCTTCCAATTAATTCTTCCATATTACAATCCTAAAATTTCAAGGGTTTTATTCACTCTACTTTGTGGTGACAAGTTTCTTTCATAATACTCCCTCGCGTTTTTAGAAATATAACTTAAAAATTCGTGGTCATCAACAACCTCTTTGAATCTTTCCTCAATCATTTTTACGTGGTGAGGTCCTGATAGTCGGTCACTGGCAACTCCATTGTGTCTTGGCATATCATCAGGATATGGAACAGAAATGTAATGTACGTTTGGAATTAACTTTTCGTGCATTTCAACTTGAAACTCAAATCTAATCAATGGCATTCCAATCGCCATACATTCAATGTCTCTGTAACAAAGTTCTCCCACCCCTGCCATAGACAACGACACTTGGTAATCTATCATATCATTGAAGTATGCTTCAGGGGTTGTTGGTGTTTCGGGGCAATACAACAACTCATCCGAGAAATGTTTTAAAGCGGGTCTTTGTGAAACATTACCTCTGAAATACATTAAAGGTACTTTGTTTTGAACGTGTTTTCTCTTATGATAAAACTGTTCCAAGTCAATCAAACCAGATGGGAAATAAATCCAAGGTGAGTATTTGTTATAATTGTTATCGACGTGGTGTTTAATTTTGTAATCAATGAACTGTGAAATCAAAACCTTCTTACACAAAGGATTGTGTTTCTCGTTCATAGTTGCATAACCCAAGTCATCAGAGACACTCATAATCCAAAACTCACCAGAGTCAGCATCTTCAATAACATATTCACATTCCAACAATAAGAACTCTTTAGCCAGACCTTTTTTTAATTTAATTTCTTGTCTGTCAAAGTGAGCATTGTCAAAATGTCTGTTCTCAATAACCTCATATCGTTCTGATAGTTCTTGGGTTAATTCATCCCAAAATAAATTGTAATTACGATAGTATCGAGTTTTGTCATTTGTCGGGTTATGAACTATAAGTCTACGATGAGGTTTATCACCATTTCCACTTTTATTCTGAACCTCACGGTTGAGATACCACAGAGCTTTATTCAAATCTTGAAGTTCCTTGTCAGTCCCCTTTTTACCTGCCCTTGAAATATATTTTACAGTATTCCCAAGATTAAATCCTAAGTCCCAAGCTTCAATAACTTTTATTGCTTCATATGGATTATTCTTTCCCCCATAATGTTGAGGGTGATTTACTTGTTCACTCATATATTAATCGTTATAAATTGAACCACTTTTATTTTCAGACTCTTCGAATTGATGTTGTTCCATAATATCTTTAAGTGGTGATTTTTGAGTATCAACTTTAGTATTCATATTATGAATAATCTTATCAAGAGTTAATGCAAAGTCCAGAGTTTCTGATATGATACCAACAATTTTATATGGGTCACCATTTGATGCCGGTCTACGGTCTTCAACATAACCTTTCCATTCTTTCGATGTTGACAAAGGAACTCTGATTGACGCACCTCTGTCGGCAACCCCCCAACTAAACTTATCAATAGATTGTGTTTCGTGTTTACCAGTCAAACGAAGATTGTTGTCAGAACCGTAATTGTTAATGTGTAACTGATGACGTGAATCAAACGCATTAAATATGTTTTTGAAATATTCCTCGCCACCTTCATTTCTCATCTTGTCATTTGAGAAATTGCAGTGTAATCCTGAACCATTCCAATCACCCATCACAGGTTTAGGATGGAACTCAATCTTAAATCCATAGTCCTCAGACATTTGTTGTAAAATGTATCTCGACATCCACAAATCATCACCGGCCTTTAATTTACCTTTGGAGAATACCTGGTACTCCCACTGACCCAATAAGACCTCGGCGTTTGTACCTGTAATTTCAATACCTGCCAAGATACAATTTTCCATATGAGTATCCACAAATTTTCTACCGTTAACTTGTCCGTTACCTACACCACAATAGTATTTTCCTTGTGGTTCAGGATATCCATTCTCAGGGAAACCCAAAGGTCTACCATCTTTCATAATGGTATACTCTTGTTCAAAACCAAACCAAAGGTCCTCTTCTTCTTCCCCAACAAGACTTCTTGTATTTGATACGTGTGGAGTCCCATCGGGATTCATAACCTCACACAACACCAAGAAAGACCATAGACCACCTTCGTTAAGTGAGTTGTGATAAACTCTAACAGGTTTCAAAATACAATC